CAGATGGTGACGGCGACTTCTTTGTTGTTGTCGATGCTTCTAATGTTCAGAGAAAACTTACCAAAGGTAATATTGCAATATCTGGCTTTAATACCACTAACGGTATTGCGCTGGGCACAGACACAACTGGCAACTATGTTGCGACAATCACTGGTGGAACTGGTATAGATTCATCTGCGGCAACAAGTGGTGAAGGAACTACGCATACTCTTTCACTAGATTTGAATGAACTCGCAACATCCACAACAAATGCTGACGGTGATTATTTTGTAGTTGTAGATAGTGCTGATGGTTCACAACACAAGTTGACTAAAGCCAACATCAATATCTCTGGTTTCAACAACGATGCTGGATATTCAACCACAACTGGAACTGTGACAAGTGTAAGTGGTGGAACTGGACTAACTGGAACTGTAACATCTAGCGGAAGTATATCTCTAGCAACTGCTGGTGTTGGTGCTGGAACATATGGTTCTACCGCCGATGGCACAAAGATTGATACTATTACAGTAGATGCTTATGGACGAGTAACTGCTGTAGCAACTGGTTCTACAGGTTCTACCTCAACATCTGGTACTGTAACATCTGTTGGAGTTTCAGCAGGCACAGGTCTTTCTGGTGGTGGCACAGTTACATCATCAGGAACAATCTCTCTTGCGCTTGATATGTCTGAACTCACTGACATGACAGCCACTATGGTGGGAACAGATGAGTTTATTGTTCTAGATGGTGGTGCAGATAGAAGAAAGGCCGCAAACGAAATCGGACTAAGTATCTTCAACAACGATGCTGGTTTCTCAACCACAACTGGTACTGTGACATCACACACAGTCAGTGCTGGTAATGGTTTGACAGGTGGGGGAACAGTCACATCTAGTGGAACGACAACGCTTAATGTTGGTGCAGGCACTGGTGTTACAGTTTCGGCTGACGCCGTTTCTATTGGTCAAGCAGTTGGTACAGGAAACAGCCCTACTTTTGCAGGGATGACCCTTAATGGAACGCTGACGCTAGGCTCAAATGTAATTAATGATGTAGAAGACATTTATCTTCGTGATAGAATTTTTCATGATGCTGACACAGACACCTACATCCAGTTCCACAACGGTAACGAATGGCGTGTTGTTGTTGGCGGCACAGAGAGATTAGAAGTTAAAAACGCATCTCCTCATGTTTTGGTTACTGGAACATTGAATGCAACAACCGATGTTCAAGTTAATGGAACTTCTGTAGCGACAAGTGCAGATGTAAATGGTAAAGCAATTGCATTCTCTATCGTATTCGGATAGTTTGCAAAACATATAAATAGTTCCAGAAAACAAAACAAACTGGAACTATTAACATGGCTAATCCTCGCTCAAGAACAGAATTAAAGAAATATTGCCTACGCAGATTGGGTCATCCAGTAGTTGAAATCAACATTGATGAAGACCAGATGCAAGATAGAATTGATGACGCTTTGGAGTTCTACCGTGATTATCATTTTGATGGCACAGAGAGAACTTTTCTAAAGCATCAAGTTTCTGCATCTGATATTACCAATGAATATATTTCTATACCAACTACAATTACTGGTGTCGTAAATCTGTTTCCAGTAGGAACAGGTCTAAACGCAAACAATCTATTCAACTTGCGTTATCAGATTACACTCAACGAAATTTATGACTGGGCGCATTCTCAGTTTCAAAACTATGTTTCCTCTATGGAGCGTATCGCTCTTATGGAAGAAATCTTTGTGGGTAAGCAACCATTACGCTTCTCTCGTCATATGGACAGACTATACATTGATATGGACTGGTCAGCGAGAGTAACAGCAGGCGAGTATCTCATTATCGAATGCTATCGTGTTATTGACCCCGACACATACACACAAGTATGGGGTGATTATTGGTTGCGTGGTTATTGCACACAACTCTTCAAAAGACAGTGGGGTGAGAATCTCAAGAAGTTTGAAGGTATGCAATTGCCTGGCGGTGTAACATTCAATGGTCAAACAATCTGGTCAGAAGCAGACGAAGAAATCAAAAGACTGGAAGAAGAAATTATTTCTAAATTCTCTATGCCTGTAATGGACATGATTGGATAAATGACTAATGGCAACAAATCTCTACTTCAATAACTTTGGACATTTTGGACAGCAAAATCTACTTGAAGACTTAGTTATTGAGTCTATCAAGATATATGGATATGACTGTTACTATATTCCAAGAACACTAGTCAAAGAGGACTTTCTCTTTGGAGAAGATGTGCTGTCTAAATTTGATGAAGCATATGAACTTGAAATGTATATCAAGAATGTTGAAGGATTTGAAGGAGAGGGTGACTTCCTATCTAAATTTAATGTGGAGATTCGTGACGAAATTACATTTACTGTTGCAAAGAGAAGATGGAAACAAGAGGTTGATGAGACACAGTTAATTGCACAAGAAGATGGTGAAAATGCAACTCGTCCACTAGAAGGCGATTTGATTTATTTCCCACTTACATCAACCTTATTTGAGATTAAGTTTGTTGAGGATGAAGCAGTCTTCTATCAAATGGGTGAGTTGCAGACATATGATTTGAAGTGTGAAGCATTTGAATACTCACACGAAAGACTTGATACAGGTATTGCCGCTATTGATGATTTGCAGACAGACCATTCTGCTGTTATGCAAGACTTCCAGTTGCTTGATGAAGCAAGTAATATTCTTGTATTTGAAGATGGCTCATCAATCATAGCGGAAGATTACAGAGTTGATAGCATTAAGACTACTGCTAATAACGAATACTTCCAAGCAGAAACACGGTCAACTGGTTCACTTGGTTCATTCCTTGACTTCTCTGAAAGCAATCCGTTTTCTGAAGGAGGTAGTTGGTAATGTTTGGACAATTTGATTATCATAGTGCAATCCGAAAATATATTATCATGTTTGGTAATATGTTCAATGATATTGATGTAGTTCGCTATAATAGTGCTGGAACTGCTATACAGACTATTCGTGTTCCTATTGCATACGGTCCAAAAGAAAAGTATCTTGCTCGTATCAGACAAGATGCAAATCTTGACAGAGGTTTAGCGGCTGTCCTTCCAAGACTTGCTTTTGAAATCACTGGTTTCTCATATGATTCTGCAAGAGCAATGAATAAACAGAATCGTATTACATCAATCGGTTCTGGTAACAATGCTTTACGCTCTAGTTTTGCACCAGCACCATATAACATTGACATAACTCTTTATGGTATGTTTGCAAACAATGAGGATGCAGTTCAAGTTGTGGAACAAATCTTACCATACTTCAAACCAGAATGGACAAACTCCGTAAAGATTGTTCCTTCTCTTGGTGTGTATGTTGATGTTCCTACAGTTCTTACAGGTATACAAATGGAAGATACTTATGAAGCAGACTTCCAAACTCGTAGAGCAATTATATACACACTTAATTTTACAGTTAAAGGATACATCTACGGCCCTGTTACAAATAAGGGTGTGATTACAAGAACGATTACAGACTTTATTATTCCAAGTGCAAATACTTCAACTGGTGCTATTGTTGTAAATACTTCTGATTTTGAAGCAGAGAGAGTTACACTAACACCTGGCCAACTTGCAAATGGTTCACCTACAGCAAATTCATCTGCAAGCGTAGATAGAAGTGCTATTAGTGCAAACTCTACTTATGGTTTTGCGTTTGATACAGAAAACTTCTTTACAGGAAACAACTTTTCAGCAGTGGTAAGATAAAATGCAAAATAATGTGACTGAAGGACTTAATAAAGTTCTAAACTTAGATGGTGATTTGATGGATGTCAAGCCGCAGAAAAGTGTTGAAAGCACTTATTTGGAGCCGCAAGAAAATGCACAAGACATTGAATCCGATTACAAATACGCTAGAGAGAATCTATATGGCGTTATTGAGAAAGGCTCAGAGGCTCTCGACACACTAATAGAACTAGCGAAAGCGAGTGAGCATCCTAGAGCGTTTGAGGTGGTCTCTCAACTCACAAAGACGCTCGTAGATGCAAATAAAGATTTGCTAGATATACAGAAAAAAGTGAAAGATTTGAAGAAAATTGAAGAAAAGAATGATGCACCAAAGAATGTAACGAATGCGTTATTTGTTGGTAGCACTGCTGAATTACAAAAATTAGTCAATGGGAGAAATGAAGATGGCTAAAATAGTTCAAGCAAAAGCATGGGAGCCTACTTATCATAAGACATCTATTGGAAGTAAACCATCGCTAACAAAAATGAACAAAGCGAAAAGAAGAAGTTACAAAAAATATAGAGGTCAAGGAAGGACACGATAATGTTTGAATACAGATGCAAAATAGTAAAAGTCGTTGACGGTGATACTGTTGATGTAGACATTGACCTTGGCTTTGGCGTATGGCTCAAAGGTGAAAGAGTTCGTCTGTATGGTATTGATACACCAGAATCCAGAACCTCCGACAAAGAAGAAAAAGTCTATGGACTTGCCGCTAAAAAGTTTTTGAAGAAAATGTGTGATGATGAGTGGATGATTCTAGAAACTGCTGAGTATGACGCAAAAGGTAAGTTTGGTCGTATTCTAGGTTCACTTAGAAGAACTACAAACTATGCTGACCAGACAGTGAATGAATACATGATTGAAAAATATCATGCTGTTCCATACTACGGTCAGTCAAAGGATGATATCAAAGAAGCACACTTAAAAAATCGTGAGTTTGTGAATCTAAATGACTGATGTTTATCTTGGTAATCCAAACTTAAAAAAGTCTGGAATACCACTTGAGTTCACTAGAGAACAGATTGAAGAGTATATCAAATGCTCTAAAGACCCTGTTTATTTTGCAAGAAACTATGTTAAGATTGTTAATGTGGATAAAGGACTTATGCCTTTTGAAATGTACGACTTTCAAGAAGACATGGTTCGTACATTCAATGACAATCGTTTTTCCATTTGCAAACTGCCTAGACAGACAGGTAAATCAACGACAACAACCGCATATATTTTGTGGTTAATTCTTTTCACTGACCAGCAGAATATTGCTATCCTTGCAAACAAAGGTTCTCTTGCTAGAGACTTGTTGGGTAAGATTTCACTAGCATATGAATACTTACCTAAGTGGTTACAGCAAGGCGTGGTTGTGTGGAACAAGGGTAACATTGAACTAGAGAATGGTTCTAAGGTTGTCGCCGCCGCTACTTCATCATCTGCTATTCGTGGTGGTTCTTACAATCTAATCTTCTTGGATGAGTTTGCGTTTGTTGGTAATAACATGGCTGAAGAGTTCTTCAGTTCAGTCTATCCTACAATCTCATCTGGTCAGACATCAAAGGTTATCATCGTATCAACACCAAATGGTATGAATCATTTCTATAAGATGTGGACTGATGCGACAGAGAAGTTAAGTCAATATGTTCCCATCGAAGTGCATTGGTCACAAGTTCCAGGCCGAGATGAGAAGTGGAAACAAGAGACTATTGCTAATACAAGTGAAGAGCAGTTCAGACAGGAATTTGAGTGTGAGTTCTTAGGTTCAGCAAATACTCTAATCCATCCAACAAAGTTAAGAACTCTTGCTTTCAAACGACCTATAAGACAATGGAACGGCGTAGATTTTTATTATGAAAAAGAAGAAAATCATACATATGTTATATCAGTGGATGTAGCAAGAGGGGTTGGACTTGACTATTCTGCATTTACAGTATTCGATGTAACAGAGACACCATACAAATTAGTAGCAAAATATAGAGATAAGGAAGTATCGCCACTACTTTATCCAAACTACATACACTCAATTGCTAAGATGTACAATGAAGCGTATGTATTGGTTGAGGTAAATGATATTGGCGCACAAGTAGCAGATATTTTACATTCAGACTTAGAATACGAGAATCTAATTGCAACTTCAATAAAAGGTCGTGCTGGACAACAAGTGAGTGGTGGATTCTCAACTGGAACACAATTTGGTGTTCGTACAACTAAACAAGTAAAACGAATAGGTTGCTCAAATCTAAAGGATTTAATTGAACAAGATAAGTTGATAATTGAAGATTTTGACTTGATATCTGAATTATCGAGTTTCATAGGTAGAAGACAATCATATGAAGCAGAAGAAGGAAATCACGATGATTTGGTGATGACTTGCGTTCTCTTTGCATGGTTGGTGAGACAAACATACTTCAGAGACATTACAGATGTTGATATCAGGCAAAAATTGTATGAAGAAAAGATAAAAATGCTTGAAGATGAGCAACTTCCATTCGGAATAATTGATGATGGGCATCCAGAAGAAGGAGTGTTGAATGGACCAGAAGACATACAGGAGTATATCAACTCCTCAAACCGTGATACTTGGTTCTAAACACTCGTTTTTATAAATATTGAGTAAATCAGAGATTATAACTTGATATATTCTTAGAAGGAGAAATGAAAATGGCTTTTCAAGTATCACCTGGCGTAAATGTAAGTGAGATTGACCTCACTACGGTGGTGCCTGCCGTATCTACCACTACTGGTGCCCTTGCTGGACACTTTAAGTGGGGGCCGGTTGACCAGAGAGTTCTCATCAGTACTGAAGACCAATTAGTTTCGGTTTTCAATAAACCTAATGCAAATACGGCTGATGACTTCTTTACTGCGGCTAACTTCCTTGCATATGGAAACGCTCTATATGTAACGAGGGCTGTTGCTTCTGCAAACAATGCAACAACAGGCGGAACAGGCGCATTCATTAAAAATGAAGATTACTACAATGAAACATACACAAACTCAAGTGGTCACGGCGATTGGGTAGCAAAATATCCAGGCGACATTGGTAACTCACTAAAGGTTTCTGTATGTCATAACGCAAACGCATGGGAAAGCACAGTATCAACAAACTACTATGCTACCAGAGAATCAACAACTGTCACACTTGCTGGTGATGGTCAAGGTTCTTCAAACACAGAAACACAATTTGTTGCTGGCGATATTCTATTGCTCGGCCCTGATAAGGAGCAAAGAAAGATTGCTTCCGTTTCTGGTAACACAATTACACTTACCAGTAAGTATCAAGGTAATACAGTATCAAACTATTCACCATCACTAACTCGTAGATGGGAATACTTTAACAACTTTGATAGAGCGCCAACAACCACTACTTATGCTAACACAGTCAACTCACAGGGTGACGCAATTCATGTCGCAGTTGTCGATGAAGATGGTGTAATCTCAGGTCAGGACGGCACAGTTCTAGAGAAATACGAAAATGTTTCTCAAGCACCAGATGCTAAAGGGCCACAGGGTGACACTCTTTACTACAAAGATGTGATTAACAATCGCTCACAGTGGGTATGGTGGGGCGCACACAACAGCAATCTCACCAAAGGTGGCACAAGAGCCGACTTGACAAATGCTGGAACTGCTGGCTCTGGAACAAACTTCCCAGGCAATGACCTACCAGTTAGCGCAAGCATGACTAAAGGTAAGGACGGTTCTGCTTCAGATGCCGCTTACATTAGTGCATATAACTATTTCAAAGATGCTGATACTGTGGATGTATCACTTGTTCTTGGCTCTGGTTCAAGTTCAACTGTTGCTATTCACCTTATCAACAACATCGCTGAACACAGAAAGGATTGCGTAGCAGTCATTTCACCAGAAAGAGCAGATGTTGTCAACAACAATTCTTATGAAGGTAAAGAGAGAGATGATATCATAGCATTCAGAGACTTGCTACCATCATCTTCTTATGCAGTCATGGATTCTGGTTGGAAGTATCAGTATGACAAATACAACGATGTTTACCGTTATGTTCCTCTGAACGGTGACACTGCTGGTCTAATGGTTCAAACAGATTTGACTAGAGACCCTTGGTATTCGCCTGCTGGATTTAATCGTGGTAATGTCAAAAATGTTATCAAACTTGCATTCAATCCAAGTAAGACTGATAGGGATGAACTTTACAAGAAGGGTGTCAATCCTGTTGTAACATTCCCAGGTCAAGGAACTGTATTGTTTGGTGACAAGACAATGCTTGACCAGCCAAGCGCATTCGACCGTATCAATGTTCGCAGACTGTTCATTGTTCTTGAGAAAGCAATTAGCACAGCCGCTAAGTTTACTCTCTTTGAGTTCAATGATGAGTTTACTCGTTCACAGTTCAAGAACTTGGTTGAGCCATTCCTTAGAGATGTCCAAGGTCGGAGAGGTATCACAGACTTCCAAGTCGTAGTCGATGGTACAAACAACACTGGCGAAGTCATTGATAGAAACGAATTTGTGGGTGACATTTACATCAAACCTGCTCGTTCTATCAACTTTATCCAGTTGAACTTTGTTGCTGTAAGAACTGGCGTAGAATTTTCTGAAGTCGTTGGTAGAGCAACATAAATAAAGGTAAACAGGAGAAAAGAAGATGGCTTTTAATGTAAACGAATTTTCAGGCGCCCTTACAAGCGGTGGTGCTAGAAATTCACTGTTTCAAGTGCAAATCACGAATCCAGTAAACGGGGTCGCTGATGTTCAAGTACCTTTTCTCTGCAAAGCCGCTCAAATTCCAGCCGCTACTTTAGGTGTAGTCGAAGTTCCTTACTTCGGCCGCACCGTAAAGGTTGCTGGTAACAGAACATTTGCAGAGTGGGCACCTACCATCATCAACGATGAAGATTTTGCTATTCGTAACGCAATGGAACAGTGGTCTAACAGCATCAACTCATTCCAAGGAAACCTAAGAACAACTGGTGGTTCTGCGCCTGCTTTGTATAAAGCAAACGCTCAAGTCATTCAGTATTCACAGACTGGTGATGTTCTTAGAGAGTATACTTTTGTTGGTATTTTCCCAACTGAAGTAAGCACTATCGACCTTGCTTGGGAGACTGAAGGCATCCAAGAATACACTGTCACTTTCCAGTATGACTATTGGGAAGTATCGGGCGGCTCAACTGGCAACGCCGGCGGCAATTAAAATCCGTTTTTAGTTATGTTGGGGGCGCCATAAATATAACAAAGGCGCTCCCTATTTTCATTGAGGATATAAAATGGCAGTAAATCTATTCGGTTTCAAAATTGGTAGAGATGTTGACGAAAAACAACTCGACAATCTACCTTCATTCGTACCACCAGCACAAGATGATGGAAGCATCACTGTTGCTGAAGGCGGTGCGTTTGGAACAACCGTAGACTTAGACAATACAGTAAAAAACGAAGCACAACTTATCACAAAATATCGTGAGATGGCTCAACAACCAGAAGCGGAAAGAGCGATTGACGATATTGTGAATGAGGCTATTGTTGCTGATGATAATCAAGCACCGATTGAGATTGTGCTTGATGATATTGAACAACCAGAATCAATCAAGAAAAAGGTTCGTGAAGAGTTTGAACATATTCTCAAGTTGATGAAATTCAACTATAGGGGATATGATATCTTTCGTCATTGGTATGTGGATGGTAGACTTTACTATCACATCATTATTGATACTAAAAATCCAAGAGCAGGCATCAAAGAATTAAGACATATTGACCCTCGCAAGATTAAAAAAGTTCGCAAAGAAAAGCGTGACCCAAATCGTAGACTAAATGAAGAAACACTTGTTAAGAAGTATGATGAGTTCTTTGTGTATCAGTCTAAAGGTATTACATCAGAGGGTGATGGACTGAAGATTGCTCCAGATTCAATCGCATATTGTCATAGTGGATTGCTAGACAATAAGAACTATACAGTTTTATCGTATCTTCATAAAGCACTAAAACCTCTCAATCAGTTGCGTATGCTAGAAGATGCGACAGTTATCTATCGCTTGGCCCGTGCGCCAGAGCGTAGAATCTTTTACATTGATGTTGGTAACTTACCTAAAGCGAAAGCAGAACAATACTTGCGTGATATGATGGTCAAGCACAAGAACAAACTTGTGTATGATGCAAATACAGGTGAAGTAAGAGATGACAGAAAGTTTCTCACAATGCTTGAGGACTATTGGCTACCTCGTAGAGAGGGAGGGAGAGGTACGGAAATTACCACTCTGCCAGGCGGTCAGAACTTAGGTGAAATGGAAGATGTCAACTACTTCAAGAATAAACTCTATGAAGCATTGAATGTTCCTACTACAAGACTTCAAGCAGATGGTGCTTTCAATCTTGGTCGTGCATCAGAGATTACAAGAGATGAACTGAAGTTCTCTCGTTTTGTAAATCGTTTGAGAACTCGCTTCTCAGAAATCTTTCATATTCTACTTGAAAGACAACTTCTACTCAAAGGTGTAATCACATTACAAGAGTGGAAAGATATGCAAGACCAGATTCGCTACGACTTTATGGAAGACAACCATTTTGCAGAATTGAAAGACAGTGAAATACTTGAGAATAGATTGCGTCTACTTGCTGATGTTGACCAGTATACTGGTAAATACTTTTCTGTTGCATGGATTCAAAAGAATGTTCTTAGACAGACTGAGGAAGAAATTGAGCAAATTGCACAAGAAGTTGAAGACGAAGGTGGTGGTGAAGAAGGTGAAGACGAATTTATGTAATTCAGTTGTTTTGTTTTATAAATAGATGAACAGGAGATAAAAATGTCAGACTATACAACAAGAGATGCAGTAGAGTTTGCTTTCGATGGCAACACTGCAAAATTCAAAGATGCTATCAATAGCATCATGGCCGATAAAGTTTCGGATGCAATTGAACTAAAAAGAGTTGAAGTAGCATCTCAATTCATGTCTGCACAATCAGACGAAGGGGATACTGATGTCCAAGATTCAGAAGTTTAAGACTTTCCTTGAAGCAAGCGCCGCAGATTTGACGCCTGTTAAAAAGGATGACGATGAAAGAAAGAAAGCAAAGTATCGCTCTAAAGGTGAGCAAGATTTTGCTGATGCTCATACCACTGAGACAGAACCACATCCAACTGCTGACCCATCTGTTCACAATGGTTCAACACAACCAACATCACCAAAAGGTTCTGATGCTGGTGAGAAACAAGTTGTAGCCGCAGGCACATCTGTCAAAGAGCCTGCAGGCGGTGGTGACTCAAAGCGTTCTGCTGATAAGAAACAGGGTGATATGACACCTGTAAATCCTATCAAAGAAGCAAAGCAGGCTAAAGAAGAAGATGAGCCTGAAGAGGATGACGCAGAAGACGAAGACGAAGATGAGGATGAAGAGGAAGA